ACTCGTTTACTACTGATTTAACAAGCGGAGAAACAGACCTAGAACTATTGACAGATTACAGAGGAGTTGATGCAGCAAATTCAGTTGGTTATAGATTTTCAAGTATGAATAACATACAAACAGACAACCAAGCATTAACATTTGATTTGGAAATATATTTGAATGACTACGATTCATTTAACGTAAAATCTTCAGTAGATTTTTTAGTTTATACTGATTCAAGCAACAATAAAAACGATATAGCATTAACAGTTACAGTACCAGCAAATGCAACCGGAGTAGATAGATACGGAATAATAACAATACAATATAAAATAGCTGGAGCAACTGCTAAACTTGAAGATATAATTGTAACACAAACTGGAATATGATAAAGTTAATATTAGAAATGCTACAATTAGATGAGCATTACGGACAATCAGAAACAATAGAAATAGCTAAAGGTAAGTATGAATTACCAACAACTTGGTCAAGAACATTTAAACAAATAAAAAGAGAATGGAAAACAAAGAAATAAATTTAAAGATAAATAGTAACATTGATGATGTAACTAAAGAAATTAAATCTTTAAATAAAAATTTAGATAATACAACTGATGAAGTAAAAAATGTTGGTAAAAGCACAAATGAAGTTGAAAAAAGTACAAAGACTTTAGCTGATGGTTTTAAAGGTGTGGGATTAGCAATTAAAGCTATGGGCATTGGTCTTGTGATTAGTGCTATGGGTACATTGAAAGAAATATTTATGAGCAATCAAAAGGTTGCTGATACTTTTTCTACTGTTATGGGAACTGTAACAAATGTATTTACTAAAGTTGTTGATGTAGTTGTTTCGGTTGTTGAAAAAGTAAATCAATCAAGTAATGGGTTTAAAGGATTAACAGCAGTTGTTTCTGGTTTAATTACAATAGCATTAACGCCATTAAAATTAAGTTTCTATGCAATATCTTTAGCTATTGATGAAGCTAAACTTGCTTGGGAAGAAAGTTTTTTTGGTGATGGTGATACTAAAACAATAGAAAAATTAAATAAAAGAATTTCAACTACAAAAGATAATATTGTTGAGGTTGGTAAAGATGCATTAGAAGCTGGTAAAAAAGTTGCAAATAATATTGGTGATGCTATAACTGAAGTTGGTGCAGTAGTTGAAGGAACAATAGATGGTGTTAGTAAAATATCTGTTTCTGCTGCTTATGAACAAGCAAAAGCAAATGTTCAATTACAAAACACGGCAAAGTTAGCAGAAGCAAATCAAGCAAGGTTAGTAGAACAATATGACAGACAGGCAGAAAAATTAAGACAAATAAGGGACAATGATTTAATTTCTATTGATGACAGAATAAAAGCAAATAATGATTTAAAAGATGTTTTAGATAAACAACAAAAAGCTATGATTGGTCAAGCAGATATGCAAATTGCTGCTGCTAAAAATACTTATGAAATGAATAAAAGTATTGAAAACCAAGTAGCTTTAACAAATGCTTTAGCAAATAAAGAAGGTGTACTTGCACAGGTTGAAGGTTTACGAAGTGAACAAATAGCAAACAACATAGCATTAACAAAAGAGAAAACTTCATTACAACAATCAGAACTTGAAGGATTAACTAATTTATCTATTGAGCAAAAGAAATTTAATGCTGAATTAGAAAAAGATGATTTATTAAGATTACAAAAACAAAAGGCAGTATTAGAAGAAGAAAAAGCTATTGAACTTGAAAGATTACAATCTAAAATAGATGCTGCTGTAAAAGGAACACAAGCAAGAGTAGATGCAGAAAATGAATACAAAACAAAATCACAAGAAATAAACAATGCAATAATAACTAATAAAGCAGAAACTGACCAAGTAATTCTTGACCAAGAAAAAGCAGTTGCTGATGGTAAAAAAGCAATTCAAGACGCATCTTTTGCTGTTGTGGAAAGTGGTATAGGTTTATTAAAAGGTTTATTTGAAAAAAATAAAGGATTACAAAAAGCTTTATTAATTGCTGAAAGTGCTGCTGGTATTGCCAAAATAATTGTAAATACACAAGCTGCAAATTCTGCTGCAAGATTAAAATATGCTTTATTACCAGGTGGTGCTGCTTTAGCTGCTGCTGAATCTGTAATGAATAAAGTAAGTGCCGGAATAGGTATTGCTGCAAATATAGCTGGAACTGCAAAAGCATTAAGTGCATTAGGTGGTGGTGGCGGTGCTGGTGGCGGTGGTGAAAATCCAAGTGCTGCTGGTGGTGCTGCTGCTCCACAATTTAATGTAGTAGGTCAAGGTGGTGCAAATCAAATAGCAGAAAGTATGGCTAATAGAGATAGCCAACCAGTTAGAGCATTCGTTGTTGGTTCAGATGTAACTACACAACAAAGTTTAAATAGAGGCATAGTACAAAACGCTACTTTAGGATAATGTTAGTTAAAAGTATCATTAACTAATAAAAACAAACTTAATGTTACTTATTTAAAACAAAATATAAATAATTTAATTTTTAAAAAAAAGTATAATGAAAAAGTTAGAAACTATTTATTTAGATATAGACGAACAAAATATTCAAGATGGGATTGATGCTATTAGTTTAGTTAAATTTCCAGCTATTGAAGAAAATTGGGTTGCATTAAATGAACACAAAGTAGAATTAAAAACTATTGATGAAGATAAAAGAATAGTTATTGGTTTAGCTTTAATACCAGAAAAAGATATTTACAGACGTAATGGTGATTATGAATATAACATTCGTTTCTCAAAAGATACAGTTAGAAAAGCATCAGAACTATATTTAAAGAAACTTAAAATACATAATTCAACATTAGAACACGACAAAAAAACTGAAGGTGTTTATACAATAGAAAGTTGGATAGTTGAAGATGTTAAACGTGATAAGTCTGCAATATACAATTTAAACGCTGTTGAAGGTGCTTGGGTTGTTGTTCAACGTATAGACAATGAAGAAGTTTGGGCGGATGTTAAAAATGGTTTATATCAAGGATATTCTATTGAAGGATATTTTTCTGAAAAAGCAGAATTAAATTTACAAGAAAGTAAAGACCAAGAATTGATTGAAAAAATAAAACAAATATTAATTAATGTTTAACATATTTAAAATGGGAAAAAACAAGTACACAAGTCCAAAGGACGCTAAAAGAGGTTGTTTATGTGATGATAGCACATATTCATCAGAATGTTGTAAAGGTGAATTAATCAATCAAGGTATTGGTTCAACAGTTTCACAAGGTAGTTCAACAGTAACAGTTGTTGATGGAGTTAGAACAATAGTTAGAACAAACGGATAAACAATTTATAACAAATATAAATAGTATTAATTTTTAAATAAAAAATAGATGAACCCACAGGTTAAAAAAATTGGAAATAAGTTATTTGACAAGGTAGAATTGGAAAGTCAAAAGGTAGAATTAGCCTCTTTAAGTGATTTAAGTAAATTATCAACTGAAACAAAAAACAAATTGGATTTATTTAATAAATCTAATAATGACACAATTAATTTAGCTAAAATAACTTTAAAAGCAGCTGATGATTATGAGACACAAAGAGTTAAAATGTATGATTTAATGAAACAAATTGAAAAACAATTTAAAGAATTAGGATTAGATGTTTTAACAAATCAAGAATTTAAAATTGCTGTAGATATATTTAGTAAAGATAGAGAGGTTGAAAGACAAAAAGGATATTTAAGACAAATAATATAATATAAATAAATATGAACGTAGTAAATCAAATTAAAGAACTTTTGGGTATGGAAGTAAAACTTGCTCAAATGAAATTACAAGATGGTGTTACTGTTATTGAAGCAGAAGCATTTGAACCACAACAAGCAATCTTTATTGTTAATGGTGAAGATAAAGTACCAATGCCAGTTGGAGAGTATATGCTTGAAGATGGTAATGTATTAGAGGTAGAAGTAGAAGGTATTATTGCATCTATTGAAATGCCAGAAGAAGAAGCACCTGAAGTAGAAGTAGAAACTACTAAAAAAGAAGAAGAAATGAATGCTGAAGTAGCTGCTCCAAAAAGAGTTGTTGAAAGTGTTACTAAAGAAATGTTCTTTTCTGAAATTGAAAAATTAAGAGCAGAAATTGCTGAATTAAAATTATCAAAAACTGAAGTAGTTGAAGCAGTTGAATTATCAAATGATAAAATTGAAGTTTTATCACACAATCCTGATGCAACTAATGAAGTTAAAATGAATTTATATTCAAGAAAAAGAAATGCTACAACGCTTGATATAGTATTAAGTAAATTAAATAAATAATAAAAATAAAATAAAAAATGGCTACAACAACAAGTATTACAACAACCTATGCTGGAGAATTTGCTGGTAAGTATATATCTGCTGCATTATTATCTGCTTCTACTATCGAAAATGGTGGTATTGAAGTAAAACCAAACATCAAATACAAAGAAGTTATCAAAAAAATTGCAACTGACGGAATTGTTAAAAATGCAACTTGTGATTTTGATGCTACTTCTACTGTAACATTAACTGAAAGAATTATACAACCAGAAGAATTTCAGGTAAATTTGCAATTATGCAAGAAAGATTTCCGTAGTGATTGGGAAGCCGTTCAAATGGGTTATTCTACATTTGATACTTTGCCACCTGCATTTGCTGATTTCTTATTAGCACACGTAGCTGCTAAAGTTGCTGAAAAAACAGAACAAAACATTTGGAAAGGTGCTACTGCTACTGCTGGTGAGTTTGACGGATTTGTAACACTTGCTACTGCTGATGCAACTGTTTTAGATGTAGCTTCACCTGCTTCAGGTGGTGTAACTGCTGCTAACGTAATTGCTGAAATGGGGAAAGTAGTTGATTTAATTCCTGCTACACTTTATGGAAAAGAAGATTTGTATTTATACGTTTCACAATCAGTTGCTCGTGATTATGTAAGAGCATTAGGTGGATTTGGTGCATCAGGTTTAGGTGCTAATGGTACAAACAATATGGGAACACAATGGTGGAATAACGGAAGTTTATCATTTGACGGAATTAAAATATTTGTTTGTAATGGAATGGCTAACGATTATATGATGGCTGCTCAAAAATCTAACTTGTATTTTGGAACTGGTTTATTAGCAGATAGCCAAGAAGTTAAGTTAATTGATTTAGCTGATTTGGATGGTTCACAAAATGTTAGAGTAGTAATGAGATTTACTGCTGGTGTACAATACGGAATTGGTTCAGAGATTGTACTTTACACTCCTGCAGCATAATCATAAATAAATAAATTTTAAAAGGGTGGTGGAATAAACACCACCTTTTTTTTTAACTTTAAAAAAATATAGATATGGCTTGTGATATTAGTTTAGGTAGATTAGAACCTTGCAAAGATAGTTCAGGGGGTTTAAAAGCAGTTTATTTTGTTAATTGGGGTGATGCTACTGGGTACACTTACGATGGAACAAACACAGATGTTATTGATGAAGTAGATGGAACACCTTCAGCATACAAATATGATTTAAAAGGTACATCATCTTTTACACAAACAATTACATCTTCAAGAGAAAATGGTACTACATTCTTTCAACAAGAATTAGCATTGACTTTAAAAAAATTATCAATAGTTGACCACAAACAAATTAAACTTTTGGCTTATGGTAGACCACAAGTAATTGTTGAAGATAACAATGGTAATTTCTTTTATTGTGGATTAGAACACGGAATGGATGTAACAGGTGGAACTATTGTAACTGGTGCTGCAATGGGTGATTTGAGTGGTTATACACTTACACTTACAGGAATGGAGCCAGTTCCCGCAAATTTCATTGGAGATACTTTAGCTGGTGCTGGGTTTACAGTAGTAACTGGTTCTTAATAATTGTTTTTTTGTTTTTTAATTAAGGGGTGTTTATGCATCCCTTTTTTATTTTAAAACAATTTTAATATACTTTTATTTTTAAATAAAAAGAAAATGATAATTCTAAAAGAGCAAGTAGAAGAACAATCATTAAAATTCATTCCAAGAACTTATAGTGCAACATCAATAGTTTTAGTAAATGAAATGACAAATGAAAGTACTACTATATCATCTGATTTTTATGTAGATGGTTATTATCTATACACAACTGCAACATTTGATTTAAAAGAAGGTAATTTTTATACATTATCAATTTTAAATAATACTGATGTAGTTTATAAAGACAAAATATTTTGCACAAATCAAGTTATTGCTAATTACACAATTAACAAAGATGAATATGTAGCAAATCAAACAACTAATGATTTTATAGTTTATGAATAATTCTAATATTTCTATTGTAAATTTAAGTGCTTATACAAGTCCTAAAATACAAGAAAATAAAAAGCAAGGTTATATTGAGTATGGTGATGATAATAATTACTTTCAGTTTTTAATTGATAGGTTCTTATATTCAACTACAAATGGTGCTATTATTACAGGTATATCAAATATGATATATGGTAAAGGTTTAGATGCTTTAGATGCATCAAGAAAGCCAAATGAATATGCACAAATGAAAACTTTATTTAAACCAGATATGTTGCGTAAAGTATGTTTAGAACGTAAACTGATGGGTATGGCTTCTATGCAAATAGTAAAGCAAAAGAATAAAGTAGTTAAAGTTGAGCATTTTCCAATACATACATTAAGAGCAGAAAAATGTAATGATAAAGGAGAAATAGAAGGATATTTCTATGCACCAGATTGGAGTAAAGTTAAACCATCAGATGTATTAAAAAGAATACCAGCTTGGGGATTTGGTAATGGTAATGAAATTGAAATAATGGTTATTAAACCATATTTACCAATATTCCATTATTATACACCTGTTGATTATAATGGTGCATTAGATTACGCTATGCTCGAAGAAAGCATATCAGAGTATCAAATAAACGATGTAAAGAATGGATTTAGCGGAACTAAAGTTATCAATTTCAATAATGGTATTCCAACAGAGGAAATGCGTGACCAAATTAAAGCTGATGTTAAAAACAAACTAACTGGTTCACGTGGTGATAAAGTAATTGTAGCTTTTAATGCTAATGCAGAAAGCAAAACAACAGTAGAAGATATACCATTAAATGATGCACCAGCACACTATGAATATTTAAGTAACGAATGTTTTAATAAGTTAATTGTAGGGCATAGAGTTACTTCACCTATGTTATTAGGAATTAGAAATGGTGATGGTGGTTTAGGTAACAATGCAGATGAAATAAAAACTGCAACTTTATTATTTGATAATATAGTAATTAAACCATATCAATTAGAAATAATAGAAGCATTAGATGAAATATTATTTTACAATGAAATAAGTTTAAAATTATACTTTAAAACTATTCAACCATTAGAATTTACTGAATTAGATAATACACAAAATGCTGACCAAATAAAAGAAGAAACTGGTTTAAGTTCACACACTTGTTTAAGTTCAGATATTGCAGATGCTTTAATTTCTAAAGGTGAAACAATGGGTAATGAATGGACTTTAGTTGATGAAGTAGAAGTTGATTATGAAAAAGAAGATGAATATGATGCTGAAATTGATTTAATAAACGAAAACAATAAAAAAAGCAAAAGTGCATTATCTAAAATATGGCAATTTGTTTCAACAGGAACGGCAAGACCAAATGCTAAAAGTCCAGAACAAGATGAAGTAGTTGATGGTGTACAATTTATTACAAGATATGTTTATAGTGGTAATGCTACTGGACAACGTGAATTTTGCAATAAAATGATTAATGCAGATAAAGTTTATAGAAAAGAAGATATTATTGCTATGGAAAGTCAAGCAGTAAATGCTGGTTTTGGAAAAAATGGTTCTGATAATTATTCTATATGGCTTTACAAAGGTGGTCCAAGATGTGAGCATAAATGGTTACGTAGAACTTATGCAAATTTTGAAGGTGTTAAAATAGACCCAACAAGTCCAACTGCAAAAGAGAAAGTTATTAGTCCATCTATTGCAGAAAAGTATGGTTATAGAATTAGAAATGAAAAAGAAGTTGCTATGAAACCAGCAGATATGCCAACAAAAGGTTTTACACAAGAGTATTGGGATAAAATGGGATTTACAAATTAAGATATGGCACAAGCACTATTTGTTACGAGAGATGATATTGTTAAATTTACTGCATTAAACGGTAATATTGATACAGATAAATTTGTTCAATTTGTAAAGATTGCACAAGATACACATATACAAACGTATTTAGGAACACAATTATTTAATAAACTAAATGATGATATTGTAAATGATGACTTAACAGAACCATATACAACGCTTTTAAGCAAGTATATTAAACCTATGGTAATACATTGGAGTATGGTTGAGGCTTTGCCCTTTTTAGCAATTACAATAGCTGGAAAAGGTATCTACAAACACACATCAGAAAATGCTACAAATGTAGAAAAGAATGAAGTTGATTTCTTAATTGAAAAAGCAAGAGATATTGCACAACATTACACAAATAGATTTATTGATTATATGAGTTTTAATCAAGCAGATTTTCCAGAATACAATGCTAATTCAAATGGTGATATGTATCCTGATAAAGATGCTTATTTTACAGGTTGGGTACTATGATAAACAAATATAAACCAAAACAAGCTAACATTAAGAAGTTAGAAATATTTTTAAAAAAAATAGAAAACAAAACTAAAGATGGGATTAAATTTTCAAAGCATTAAAGGAGACACATTTGAACAAGTAACTTTTGAGTTACTATTAAACGATGAACCATATAGTTTAGAAGATGCTATTATTAGAATGCAGTTAAGAAAAGAATATGGTGGTATTCCATTTTTATCTTTAACTTCAGTAGCAAATGCTGGTATAACAATTACTGATGATGTAAATGGTTTATTTAAGATAAATGAACAAATAATTGATATTTGTGCTTTTAATTATTTATATGATATAGAAATTGAGTTTGGTGATGGTACTGTTAAAACTTATATAAGTGGAAATTTTTTAATTAAAAATGATGTAACAAGATAATGAGTGATATTATAGATATAAACGTAGGTGAAACTATTGAAGAAGTTACTATTAATGTAGTTGATAATCTTATTACAGTTAATATTAATAAAGTAACAGGTGGTGGTGGAACACAAACATTAGCAGAAACTTTAGATTTAGGTAATACAACTGGTGGTGAAAATATAAGTATTTCAAATGGTGATGCTATTATTTTAGACAATGGTTCAATGCTTAAAAAAGGAACTATTGATGCTGGAAATGGTGGTGCTAAAGGTATTTCACAAATTTGTGGTGTAGGATATGAGCATAAATGGGAAGCAGGTAGACTTTACATAATGAATGATGGCGGTACAACTATTCGTGAAGTATCACATAATTTTACTATAACACCAACTGCAACAGATGATGTAACTAAAGGTTTTGTTCAAAACACAAGATGGATTTTAGATAATGGTGATTTATATGTTTGTAGTGACCCAACAGAAGGTGCAGCAGTTTGGGATTTTATAACTGGAGGAGTACCTACACTTCAGCAAGTTACTGATGTAGATAATAAAACAACTAATCGTATTATTGTTATTGAAAATGATGTTAGTTCAATAACAATTAATAATAATAATATAGAAAGAGTAAAATATGATTTAAATGCTTCTACACAATTAACTTTTCAAAATTCAGAAAATAATAATAATATTATTTCTTTTCCTGATGCTAATGGGACAGTAGCTTTAACATCTGATATTCCAGCAGCAGGAGTTACTTCAGTTGGATTAACTATGCCATCTGCTTTTAGTGTTACAAATAGTCCTATAACTTCAAGTGGAAATATAGCAGTTAGTGGTGCTGGTTTAGTTTCACAATATGTTAGAG